TTATTCGTTTTCTTCAGCTTCCTTTTCATCATCACGTCTGAGGCGAGCTACGCTGCGTTCCACCGTGCTGAGGGGATTGTATACCCCTCTAACTGCAGCTGTTCTGGTACTTGCTGTATGGGCACTATACTGCCGATCAAAATCCAGAACTATCCCGCACTTCTCTGCCTGCATTCTGACAAAGCCTCTGATCATGTTTTCCCTGAACCGAAACCATCCAGGCCGGACACCATCCTTCCCGACAAGCGCATGGCACAGAATAGATCCGTGATTCTCTTTACGAAGCCTAGCAAAACGGCTGTCGAAGTTCTTCTGCGTCAGAGGTTCAATGTCGAGGTACTTCATCACCTGGATATAGGAGGTAATGATGTGGTCTTTCATTCTGTTGAGGTCTGCACCTTCAGCCATCGCCCAAAGAATGTGATGCATGTGCTCATCTCGGCAGGTAGCTGCCTCATAACATGATCTGAGCGTTTCCTCAGCAGACAATACAGCCGCATCGAGCGAAGCTAGAAATAGATCACGTGTAACTGTGCTAACGACTTTATCTGCCATGTAACACTCATGAAGGAGCTTGCTGCACATGAGATGGACATAGTAGGGAAATCCATCACTCAACGCGCATATACGGTCTGCGATATCATCAGGAATATTAATATCAAAATATCTAAATGCACTTTCAACGATACGCTGACGACCTGTCCAGTGCAGACGTTCAAGATCAACCTGTTCAATCTGTCTCTGACTGGACAGGTGTCCGCCAATCAAATCAGATACCGACTGCCCAATCCCAGTGAAGATGATACGAACGGGTACATCCCCATCGCTTAACTGCTTGAGCAAAACACCAAAGCGGGCACGCTGCTCCTCGCTACGGATCAGGTCAAATTCATCAATAACAATAACCGTGTTATCCGAATAGCGTTCCGTCAGATAGTTCAGGGCTTCAACCGCACTGGCCATATTAACGACTGAACGAACGCGAGAAGTTTCACGCTCTTCAACACGGGCTTCAGCTTTTAAAACAGGAATATTGAGACCAAAAGTTGCAGACGTTTTGTACCGGTCTACCGGCATGCGCATCATTCCTTGGTTAATAACCGATTCGATGACTGTTTCCAGGGTCGAGTCATGGTCACAACTGACGGTAATAGGACGGTTATCCGAAGACTGGATAAGCGAAGCGGCTGTGTGGGCGAGGGAGGTCTTACCTACTCCGCGATCGCCATAAATAAACACATGTCGGCCCGGTGAATGAAGTGCCAGTTGTATCGTCTCCAACTGCTTATCCCGCCCAAAGAGCTTTTCAGGTGTACGCACTGGCACACTGAGAGTAAGCACTTCATTGAGCCGGGTGGCAAAAGTTGGTAAATCGCAACCTGCAATAGCCATGTCCATTCACTCCGAGAAGATGATCTAGGGGCTATTATACTGATTTCCTGAAAGCGAGTGCATGGCAACTCAGTGTAAATGCAGAAAGTAAATTACATAAGTAGGAACAGATGAAATACATGGATATTCATGTCTGGGAAAAGTGTGGTTTGCTGGAAGGGGGTAGCGTCTGAATGGCATATGAAACGGGAGATGCTTTCGCCTGCCTATACAACTCGCTGGTCTGAACTGCCATTAGCGTAATTATGAGTCACGAAGATGTTGAAAAGCGTGGTGATTTCAGTGTGAAAGAATTTAAAATTTTCCTTTATAATCAAATCAATAACCATGAAATTGGCGTGGTGAAAAACATACAAAAAAGGATGCTCTTCGGCATCCTTGTCCCTTACTCACCTGACTCAGGAAGTCTTTCCAGAATACGTTTTATTGCCTCATCAATCTCCGACTGTGCCTCAGCGGAAATACGGGAAAACTCATAAACAACAAGTCGCTTCTTTGGATCAGTTTTCTTTCTGGCAAACTGATTACGATCTGAAAATTCTCTCAGCTTCTCTGTTTGAACCGTTCTAGTTGGGAGGGCTGTCAGCAATTTGCTCTCCGACCGGATAACCGCAAGAATTTTGCTTTTATCAATTGCCGGATAATCTGGCATGGTCTTCAACCGATACTGAACTTTTTCCATCAGTTCTGTTACCGATGTTTGCTTGTTGTTTGCTTCTTCAGCCAGTTTCAGTAGAAACTGATAATCCGACAACGAAATGTCATTTATCACTGGGAATACTGCAACCATTTCATCTGGCACTGCTGCGGCCTGGAATGCACGTGTCACTTTCGCCGGAGAGAGATTTTCTTTCAACGCAATCTCTTCTTTCGTCATGCTAGTTCCATAGGTGACTTCTAGTCGTTTTCCCAGCTCGCGGAGACTATGTTCTCTTGCTGTCTGGATATCTTTCGCCAGCTGCCGTGCATCGGCGAGTGAGATATCATCTTTGGTTACCAGAATTTCGAATTTAACGTTATTAAAGATGCAGGCGGCACGACGTCGGGTCCCATCTAATATCTCAACTCGACCATTTACTTCGCGTCCAATAGCCGGGAAGAATTGCTGCAGCCTTATCGTCCGGGAAATATCACTTACGGACTCGCGCGTAAGCATCGCCTGATCCCGTCCATTGACCGATGCATCAACGAACGTCTTTGATTCAATCTCACCGCTTAATACGACCGTTTTGAAAAATTTGGCCTGCTTGCCAGATTTGAGTGTGAACGTTTTGACATCTCCGTCACCTTCAAGCATACGGGCGAACTCTGAATTGCTATTACCGAGAACTCGGCCACGAGCTAAAACCTTTTTCACTTAGATGCTCCCCGGATGTATTCAATGCGGTCAAAAACAGCTTTCGTAAACCGTTCTGCTTCAGTACGTGCCTTTTTCAGCGCTTCAGCACTACCTGGGTATGAAACAGGGTTAGCACTAATGATAGTGTCGAAAGATTCACCACATCGTTCGAACCCATCCAAACGTGGCAGCGACGAGTCCAGAATATTACTTGCATACACTTCGCGGGCCAGGCTATGCGAAGTTTCGTGATCCCGTTTATTAGTCATTTTGGACATGAAACCGATACTCGCGCTCAGGCGTGGTTCTACACCTTCTTCTTCAAGACGCTCCAGCATTTCAGGTAAACGCGTCAGGTATTTAAGAGTTGAATGGAAATCAACCTGCGCCGGTGGGGTAGGGGTCAGAAGCAAATCACTCGCCGCAAGGCCATTCAAAAGGAACGGATCAAGATGGGGGCCGGTATCAATGAATACAAAATCATAGTCCCCTGCGATACGGTCGATGATTGTTTTCCTGAGCACTTCTGAAGGTTTAAGATCCGGCAAATGTTCTGCAACCAGAGACTCCCACTGACTCGCCACGAAGCCGTCATCAATAGAAGCAGGGATGACATCAACGCCAGGAATAATGGTGGGGCGAATAACGGCTTCTCGCAATGTTTCGGTATCGAGGTCATTCAGCATTGCCTGAGCAGCTGTTTCAAGGACCGTGCCAATGCTATGGGTGTGATCCAGGAACATGGTACTGGAAGCCTGTGGGTCGAGGTCTATTACAAGGATGCGAAGATCATGCCGTAGCAGGTCCTGATGTACACGCAACGCATGTGCAAGCGTAACTGTACTGACTGTTTTTGATACACCACCTTTTAGGTTTACAACGAAAATCACGTAGGGTTCTTTATGGATATCGCGATATTTAGGTATCTGTCGGTGGGCGTAGATATCGATAACATTCTGTATCGTCAAAGCATATTGTTCGACGTTACCAATCTGCTTTTTATTAAAAATATAGCCGTTTTCTTCCATTTCTTTCATGGCCAGTTCTACGATACGCCGGCTCAGCTTTGGCAGTTTTGCGACAGCGTTACGAGTATATGTCTGATGATACTCTGTCAGATTAAATTCTTTCCTTTGTTCCTCAATATCCCTACTCATAGCGTGAAGTAAAGCGCTTGCTCTGAGAGCTATGGTACCCACACTACCGTAATCGCGTTTCATTATTGTCCCCTCAAGATGGAATCCTTGCACATTAATGGCGTAAAAGCTCACGCCATTGTACACAACAAACAAAAACGTACAATATATAACGATACGGCATTAAATTATTGTACGTTGATACTTTGTTGTCACGTAGATCAAAAAGACAACTGAGCTGTACTAAAGAACAAACCGTGAGTCTGTTCAGAGCTTGCATCTGAACAGGCGAAGGGTTGGACAAGCCCGGTGGACGCGTCAGCATGTCACATTGGGGTATACCCTTGTGATAACAATGCGAACAGATGCAAATATGGTTTCACTGGACTCGATTCAGCTAATTTGATAGTTAAATATCTCATCTTCTGGTCGTTATTGAGATTAAATCATATGGCTCTTATGGGTTATGCCCGGGTATCGACAACCGATCAGGATCTGACACATCAGATCGCAGTGCTGACTGCGGCCGATTGCCATAAAATTTCCCCGGAGAAAATGACCGGGACGAAGAAAGAAGGGCGCCGGCGCTGGATGAGTGCATTGAGTACATACGGGAGGCGATACGTTAGTCGTCACCCGTATCGATCGTCTTTCACGAAGCCTGCGTGACCTGCAGTACCTGGTGCATGAGCTTGAAGGGCAGAACATCCGGCTCCGGGCAACCGAGCAGGTCGTTGACCTCACGATGGCCGGATTAATCCGCGAATTCGTTGCGGGCCAGCTTGGCATTGGCAAGGCCAGCGTCTACCGTATACTGAAAGCCTGGCGTCTGCAGCACCGCGGAGGTATTCTGCCCGGCGAACGGGTTAAATCCCGGAGCAGCAATAGTGAGACCGTGACCGATCGTGCTACGAAAGCCCCATGAAAAGTAACTCAACGCCCCATGATGCCACATTCCGGCAGTTTCTGACCCAGACGGATATTGCCCGTGACTTTATGGCGCTGCATCTGCCGGCAGAGCTGCGCGCCATCTGTG